CCGGTAAGTGAGACTGAAATGAGTCTCAAACCAGAAACAGGTTTGTTACTGCTTGAGTTAGCAGCATTGAATCCGGTGAGTGCGCCGGGGTAAGTCCCTGCGGCAGCCGTACCGGATTGCCATGCGGTGTTATCTCCAACAGTTCCATCTGCGTTAGGAACTTTTTGAGGTGCGCCGGGTGTGTTACCACCAATTGCAATGTCCAAATATGTTGTCGTTACTGTCAAATTACTATGTGCCATTTATCATCATCTCCATTTATTTTTTTCTCCAATCGCCTCACTTCAAGTCTCGGATAGAACCGTGACCTCCAAAGAAAGTTGTCCATACTTCACCCATGGTTCGGTACATTCCCTCTTGTCCGAGGCGGTTGATAGCGAATGGGTCGCCAGTTTCAATTCCACTCTCGAAGTATTGGGTTGGAATAGCGGTGCTAAAGTACAAGTAGTCTGTGTCAAGGTAGTAAATTCGGCTTAGGCTGTCTGCTGGTACGTCTTTGGACGGAATGATTGGGACACCGTTGTAGGTAGCCACAATGAAACCAGCCTCAACACCGGGTACACCCTTTACACCGTTGTAGGTTGGGGTGACTCTCTTTTCTTCCATGAACCTTTGTTGGCTTTGGAGAAGTTGTTGAAGTCTCATCAAAGTGTCGTATCCAGTAAGCATAACCTTTGGATTACCACCACGGACCCAAATCTTTTGGAACAAATCGTCCAATTGGTCGAGTGATAGTGTTCTGTTGGTGCTTGCTGTGTCAGCATTTCCTTCTGCAAAGGACCAAGAGTTAGCACTTCGGTCAATTGAGTAAATGTCTTCATCTCCAGCATCGTAGTGAGTACCTGAGGTCATAGCAGTTGAGTCAGCAGTTGTTACCCTGTCAAGTGATTCAAAATCGTTTGCAGCAGCAGTTGATACATCGGTCAACAACATTCTGTTGATGTGTTCTGCGTGGTGCTTACCCATTTCTTCTTTCAAAACGCTGCGAATGTCACCAAGACCGTCATCTTTGTCAGCAAGGAACATGGCTGTTTCGCTCATGTCAAATGTGTGGACAACAGTTTTTGGTTTTGCAGCAATGTGCTGGAAAATAGGTTTGGTAGTGTCAGGTAGTGTTGCGTTTTCTGCAACTCCTCCACCAACGGTGAAAGATGGTTTTTGAGTTACAACTCTCCAACCACTTCGCTCCCACGGTCTTTTCGGTAGAATGCTAAATGCATTGAATTCTTGGTTAAGTTGACTCCAAACCTTTCGGCCATAAATTGCTTGGTATGTACCGGCGGTTGAGGACAACATTGGGCTATCTGCTTTCAAAAGTTCTGAACCGCTGTAAGAATATCCCATAGCGTTTCCTGCGCCGTAGAAATAGCGTTCCATATCTTGTACTGTTCTAATATAATCTCTTGCCATATTTTTCATCTCCTATAATTTTTTCCTTCTCCTCATGCACCCCGGTAAACCTTGTTGGCAAGAGTGTGTACCTCATCCCAAGACATGTGTGCAAGGTCATGCGTTGTTGGAACATTAATGTTTGTAAGACCGGAATCAGCAGACTTAGCGATTACTGTTCCTTCTGTGGTAAGATTGCTGATTCTCTCTTCTAAGTTTTCAATACTCTTGAGAACATGTGAAAGAGGTTCACGTGCATCAAAGGCTGCTTTTTCAGCATTTGACTTAGCAACAGTTTGTTCTTCAGTGAACCTGTTGGAGAAGTATCCTTCAAGTTCATTTCTGAATTGTTGTTCTTCTGCGGCGGCTTTGTAAACTTCATATGCGGCATGAATGTCGCTTTGACTTACATTGTTAGCAGACAAGTATTGCTTTGCCAACGATGCTGCTCCCATTGCACCTGCTGGTTCTTTTCCACCAGTTGCAGATACGGCGCTGATTGCTCCAGTAGATGGAGAACCATTCTCTTGTCCTCGGCCACGAACTTGTCCAGCGAAATAGTCAGCACCATCCACTGAATCGGGGTTATCGAAACCACCAAGTTGTGCCTTCTCAAGATTTCCGAAGTGGTCACGAGCGGCTTCTATGTCAACACCACTCTTTGAGAGAGTGCCTTCCAAGAAACTTAGATATTCGCTGGTGATAAAGTCTGAATACTCTTCTTTAGCGTACATCTTGTCGTCCTTGTCGTCTTTCTTTTTCTCTTCCTCTTCGTCCTCTTTCTTGGACATTTTTTCTTCTTCGTTCATGTCCTTCTTGTCTTTCTTGGAATCAAGGTGTTCTTTCAAACCTTTAGGCATTTCTCCTTTTTCCATTGCATCAAGACGGGCATCTAGTTTGTTCATCATTTCCATTAAACTTTGTTCTTCTGTCATAGTTATATCCTCCTTCAGAATACGAAATTGTGCTTCAGGGTTAATACCTTTTTCACAAATCGTGATTTCATGGAGTTCCATTTTACTTATCTCTTGGTATTCACCATGAGAATTGTCTGCTTTTCGGACTCGCTTGAATGCTTGTCCTCCGATTGAGAAGCCTTGCAAATTACCTTTTCTTATTTCGGCTGCTACTTCTCGTGCTTTTTCTATATCATTACGTAGTTTTACGACAACAAACATTCCTGTGTCATCCACTTCAGATTTCCACATTCTTCCGTTTTTGTCAACGTATGAGTCAATAACTTCTCCAACTTGTATGTTAGAGTGTGCAAGTTGAACATTTCGGTATTTGTCACTTTTCATAAAGTTTCCAAAAGCATCATTGAGTGCCCCTCTTGTAATTAGGTCACCTTGCTTGTCAACGAGTTCAACTGATGCGTAACCAGCGACAACCAAATCATTCCCACTCTTTAGAATGGAAATGCCTGATGACGGTCTTCGCATGGTCAGCATTGAAAGGAATGATTCTTTGTTTTTTTATTTATAGTTATCTATTTTTGAGATATACTAACTTCATCCTTATTTTTGTCAAAAGCGATGGACTCACCTGCATCTGTACGTAAATCGATATGTTTTACAGATTCTTCTTCATCTTCTTCATCTTCTTCATCTTCTTCATCAAATCGTTTTTTTCCATCATAATCAGGTAAATTTGAATCTTCAGTTAATTTTGTTGGCCCTTGTGGTGATTCAACAGGTGTAGCCATGTCTATCCCAAGCCCTTTCGGACCTGTCCATGTCATTTTTTCTTTTGTTAACATATCAATGGCACGAGTAAAGACGTGTGCCGCTTTGATTGTAGTGGGTTTTAGAATTCTTTTTTCATCCTTTGCATCTAATACACCAGCAGATTGTTCCTCTTGCCTTTTACGACTAGGTGGCTTTTTTTCTTTTATCTCTAATTTTTTAATGTAACCTTGTAACATAAGTGAAGCAATAGGTTCCCAAAATGGTTGTAAACTTTCAGCAAGCGAAAGTGAGTAATTGGATTTTCGTAAATCGCCTATATCTGTTGTTACGTTTTGTAAATACCATTTATCTTCTATATATTCAACTTCATAATTTACCGTATCAATATCTTTAAGGATAATTTTTAATTTGTTATCTTCCATATCTACATCATGTGGTATGAGTATTGGAGAGAAAGATTTGGTAAGCAGGTCTAAAGATTCAGCGCTCGCTGCCCCTTCTCCCTCTCCTTCATCAACAATCTCTTGTATGTGAACATTGTATATGTCTCTCCCGCCTCTTCTTTTCTTTCCTAAACCACTTATTTTCGCTCTTACTAAATCGCCCACTTTGAAAAGTTTCTGTTGATTTCTTGCAGTTCCAATATCCATGTAATCTTTGTTTTCTAAGGTTATTGCCCGATTACCCAATACTGATGCATTGTTAATAGGACCTGCGCCTAATTGGTATGTATATGGGCCAGTGCCTCTTCTATCAAGAACGATGAAATTGAAATCTTTTGTTTCACGAAGTAAAAGCCATTTTGGATGTCTTGTTTCCCCTTTCATGTAAGTTGACTTATTATCTCTCAACAGTATGACATCATGTTCCTTCTTTATTTCTTTTACCGAGTCTTCAAGCCCTTCTTCGTCAGTGATACGTGTATCATGTGGACCGGGCACTATGACATTTTCATAACTATCAAACTGCCCACGTAAAATTTTCATCCGTTCAAATAATAACATATCAGCGATATTATTATCATCGTAATTTATAATGTCAATCAGATTTATTTCTTCCTCTCCAAGTATAGCATCGACAGTATAATTTTTGTCACTTATTTTTTTAATATTTTCTTTAATTGACTTCTTAACTCCAACTTTTTTCTTGTTTTCATCATAAACAGTAATATTGTCATCATTTTTTACAATGATAATTCTTTTACCATCATACCATTTACTAACTACCCAAGAACCGCTAAAACCACGTAAGTTATCAATATCGTTTAAATTAAATATTCTGTGCATTGGTCTAATA